TTGTGGCAGGGGTTGCATTTGTCCATGGTTCGCTGTTATTTTTTGTCAAACTGCCTGTAATTTGATTTCCTGCAAAAGTTGATCCAGGATGTCCATGGCTCTTATTTTTAGACGCCTGATACTCTGAGAGATTTTTGCACAAAAAAAGGAGCTGCAGACCTCGGACATCCACAGCTCCAAAACCCTTTTCCCAGAAGCCTGGTGAAAACGCACTTATTTTTTAGGCAGCTCCTGCCGGATCTTATCCATAGCTGCTTTCCACTCTTCCAGGCTGCATTCGCCCCGGAGATACATCAGGCCCATTTTGTCGGTTTCTGCCTGGTACCGATATTCACGCTGTCGGTCGATCTCCTCGTTATATTCCTGGAGAGAGATGTCACCATCGTTCAATTTATCATCCAGAGTCTTTAAAACGACCTGGCCATCCTCTATTTTACATCCTTCCGGAAGATCCTCCACGCCGGCCTCAATTTTCTCCACCTGGGACATTTCCCGGAGCTCGCCTTCATCATCATAGGTAAAACCTTTTTCAGGGGCCTGCAGCCAATCTTCCCGCTCTTTATCCCATGTCAAAGAGATATGGTCTTTTCTCTCAGGAGGCTCTTTTTTGATTTCAGGAACCTCTCCCAGCTCCTCGATAACACCATCTGTGGATCCATCCTCTTTGTATCTGGTCTTTCCCCTGAAATCAGGAACAACTTCCCAATTTGGTTTTTTCCAGATAGCTGCCTCATTTTCTTTAAGCTCAGGAGGAGCTGTAAAGGTGACATTTCTTCCACATGGATAATTGCCAGTCCTGGCCTCCACATAAACCTTAATTGCATACAAAAATTCACCGGTTTTTAATGAAAAAAGATAACCAGTTTTATATGGTTTTGTAATTTCTCCCATAGGGCCCTCCACTATTTATAACTATTTATAATTTATTTATAAAATGGGTTAAAAACTATTAATCAAAATCATTATTTCTTGCCAGAGTATCAAGGGTCCAAAAACAAATACCATTTGCATTCTTATAATTTTGTTTCAGGGGCTTTGGATTTATTGATTGGAGCTAATTATGGAGCGGACGCAAATTGGAATAAAACATATTTATCTGCTGGAGATACAGGAACAGTTTCCGGTACAAACTTAAAGCCATATCGATTAAATTTAAAAGTAAATGCAAATACAAATTATGAAGGTGTTTCTGGCCAAGCCTCCAAACCCCCTACTATAGCTTTTATGTGGATCTGTAGGTATGCTTAAATCTATCAGAGTATCAGATGTCCAATAATAAGCTTCATGGGCATCCATTATCTGTAGCTTTTATCGGTGATAGTGCGGGAGGTTATTTCTTTAACGAAGGTAGATCTGATAATACTTATGCCGGAGGATCTTTTTCTGTCAATGTCATACAAAATGCTAATGCAATTCAAAATATTATTGTTGGTGAAGCAAAAGAAATTGTTTGGCAATATACGCCGACAGGTGTAGTTGCAGGAAGTGCAACAAATAACCCTTATCATGGTCCAATTTCAAAACCTCCAACTGTGGCTTTTATGTGGATCTGTAGATACTGTTAAAGCTGACAGAGTATCAGGCGTCTAAAAATAAAGCCCATAATCACCCAGCATCCTTTGCAGGAACCTATCAGTATGGGAAATTTGGTAAAGTGGGATCATGGACCAGGGACGCATCAACTCCACTATTCAATAATGACGATGGATCTTATAACGAAGGTCCTTTTTCAATGTTTACCGGTCCATGTAAAAGATATGTTGAACCCGGTGGAAATACAACATTACCTTATCAGGAAAGAAGTATGGGCTGGGAATTTAAGTATACACCATCAGGATCTGTAACCGTAAGCTCTGATGGAACAGTATCTAAACCGCCAACAGTGGCCTTTATGTGGATACTTAGATATGCTTAATTTTTGGCAGAGTATCAAGGGTCTCAAAATAAGAATCATAAACATAATTTAAAACTTGACTTTAATGATGGTGCTGTAATTTTGAGAATACCAACTAATTATGGAGTTAGCGGTATATTTGGTAGAAGCCAGGTGTCTGGAGCAACTTATGTTGGCGAAACATCTGGTAATACAGTATCTGCATATCGAGTATTTTTAAATATGAATAAAGCAGTTGAATCCGAGGGAGCTACTGCTAAACCACCAACGGTAGCTATCATGTGGATTTTGCGCTTTATTTAAGGGTAAAATCTATCAGAGTATCAGGGTTCTCAAAATAAGTACCATAGACATGGAAAAGGTGACTATAGAATTTCAGGTTATGTTGAAACAAGAAGTAATGTAATAATTACAAGTTCAGTAGGATCATTAAGAGCAAGATCGGCAGTATTAGCTTCATCAGCTTATGCTTCTCAATTAACTTCATATACAGAAGCAAAGGGAGATATTTCATTAGATACAGATTATAATTCTGGAGCTGGTTTTACCGGAAATTCCGGTTATGACGGATCCAGCGGCCAGGCCTCTAAACCGGCCACAATCGCCTGTATGTGGATCTTGCGATTTATATAAAACGCAGGATCCACATGATAGCAACAGTTGCCGGCTTGCTTGTATCTCCACCATTTTCTGATGTATTTCCGGTCCATTTATTAGAAGCTTTAAAAGTCCAGCCATAATTTCTTGTATCAGTTCCACCACCAGTGCAAGATCCAGCACTTGTATTAATCAATTCATAAGAAAAAGCTCCAGCTGCTCCACTTGCACTTTGCGTGAATGCTCCAAATCTAACACCAACAGCTGTTCCGGTAATATCCATATCGCCTCTATTATGTTTATGGGCTTTATTTCTGGACCCTTGATACTCTGCCAGGTTTCCACCGGATGTAGTCTCACCTGTTCGCACTGCATTTGTACCATATCCGATAGGTACCAGACCCTGCAAATCAGGAACATAAAAACCAGCTGCATCATAGTTGTTCATGTGGCCAGCTGCGACAAATTTATCCAGGATATTTCTAAATTCAGAATTATCCAGCTCCGGGTAATTGGCCCAGAGATATTTATAGTTGGCTCCGTTTCCAAAATCGATTGCCCAATCTGTAGGAAGATCTCCAAACCACATTGTAGGTACACCGATCGGTGGCCGGTTATCCGGGCAAGCACCCAGCTTTTTCCGGACAACCTTCTTGCATCCTCCGGAAAGAGATAAAGGAAGCTCAGTGAAATTAATATTGGATGTTCCCACGGTGATTTCATCAGAAAACACCTGGAAGATCCTATTTTCATTCAAGGTACCACTCTGGACACAGACAAGCTTATTCCGGATTTCAGCGTCAGAATCGAAATCTGTAGATCTATCCCAGGCACCAGTCTGACAAACATAGACACCATTTTCTGTAGGATCTGTCTGATTTTTAACCAGAACCAGCTGGCTGGCCGTAACCGCTATGCCGTCAATGGTCTGCTCCCCGGATAATGTGATATTGCTATCTGTAGCAGCAACAACGGCCAGGAATGTCATCCTTTCCAGCTGCTTCTCCACATATTCCCTTGTAGCAATCTCGGCCAGTTTATCCGGATTAGCAATCTGAGCCCGGCCATCTGCATCCCTGGTTATGATAGCACCAGCCACAGCTGTTGCAACAGCACCATGAACACCATCACTACCAACAAGAGCAGCATGAATAGCTTCCTTTTGCCGGATAATCTCCAGAATTGCATTCAAAACATCAGAATCATCCACATCATCAGCATTGCCGGAAATATGGCTGTCAAATCCCAAAGAAGTCCAGGCCTCCTTAATAACAGCCTGGAAAAAACCGAAAATCTGATCCACCATCTTAGCTTTAAATGGTGTACCATCAAACATATCAGCTGCGGACGCATCCACAGCTTTTCCACCAGGATATTTTGGATCCGATGTGTCTACATAATCAGAATAGGTATTATCAAGCTTAAACATATTTCCCCCTTAAATATATTCAACAAACATAACAGCCTTGGTCTGGACCGGCTTAAATTTCAAAATCAGATATTCCAGGTAATTCTGCCACTTGGCATCTATCTCCAGCTTTCTAACAAGCATGATATTATTATTATTATTATATTCCACTTCCCGGCAGACAAAGAAACACGGCTCCCACCAGAGAGGATCATTAGGAATAGAATACAGCTCCTCGGTGTCGTTCCTCAAAATTCTTGGAACAAAAAAGTCATCACCCCGCCGGTAGCTGCAGCAGCCCTTCTCATTCCCGCAACACATGGCCTTATTGTTACACACTGCGAAGATACGCATAAAGCTGTCTCTTGGATTTGTAACAGGCACATTCTCTACAACCTTGATGTCAGGATCTATCGCAGACAAGATATTCTGCAGATAGCTGGCCGACTGGCCACCGGTTGTGGATCTCCACAAAGCTGCCAAAATCTTGCGCCGATCTGCATCGCTCTGGCCCTCGGATACAATACCAAACTGCTTCTCCCAGGCATCGATGTCCATAGTGGTGGATGGATATAAATTCATGTAGACCAGATCGGACTCATGCCTTACATCCTCCGGGAGAGATGAAAGGCCTTTGGCCATTTTTCTCAGCAGAGTATCATTTATGAAATTTAAAATCCTGCTTTTGGGAAAAAGCAGCTTAAGCATCAGGAAAAATCTCAAAATTCAACTCCATCAATATAGAAATGATCAAGAGCTGAAAGCTCTCCCCAATCCAGTGTATAAGTGGTGACAGTAACCCCGCCCTTTGTAATCGTAATATCAGAGAATGAGGCTTTAACTGCAATGGCCAGCTCATTAACAATTCCGATGATGTTGTTTTTGCTGATTGTGTCCACTTTATTGTTATCCACAGCCAGGCCACGGATCCACGGCTCACGACCATCAAAATAAAGCGCAATATCACTTTTTGCCTGGCCAGCAAAATCAGCTGCAGCAATTCCACTTAAACCGGTTATCTCCACGTTAAATTTTGTCACAGAGACAGTTTTTACATTGGAATAGGTTTCATCATGGTCAGGGTCCAAAACTGCGCCCACAGGCTTCCTATTTTGCTCTCCTGTCTCAGGATCATAGGTACAGGCCTCGCCGACTGCTTTTAAAACAGAGGATGGAACCAGTCTGTTAGGATATACGGCCGGATCACCGGCAACATAAATAATAACACCGGTGCTCGACTGATCATCGGAATAAGGATAAGTCTGATAGACTCCAGGAACCTCGCTGGCCCATCGTCTGTAATCGGCCAGAGCCCCGCCCTGTGGCTGTACCTTGAATCTGGCCTTGACCCGGTTCCTATAAGTATCCTCGGTCTCCGCATCCACACCATTGACCCCGGAAACAACAGAGGCATCCCGCTCCACAGCTCCCAGATTATTAACAAAGCTCAAGGTGTCACCTACAGCCAGGTTTCCGGCTGTTCCTCCCTCGGTGCAGATAACATCCACAGAAACAGAAACGCCGGTAAGCAGCACTGAGGCCTTGGTCAGGTAGATCTTGCCGGTCAGAGCACTCTTGAGCTGAGTACCGGCCTGGAGATAATCCCCGGCAGCAACAACACCGACAGAAATTGTCCCCTCCCACGCTGTGGCATCGCCAGGATCTCCAACACCTACCAGATTTCCCCACTCAACCAAAGGCCTTACAGTAACGCCCAGCACTGTCACCGGCTCAAATACTGCATAATCTACAAACTGCTGCAGGAAAGACCAGCCGACAACCTTATACATGGAAACATAGACACCGGCCAGAACCTTTGCCAGAACTCTAACAAAAGCTTTTGGCAGCAGCCGGAAAGTAGTGTTAAATTCTGTCTCCAGACCCTGCACAATCAGCGAATATATATCAGCTACAGTTTTATTTTCAAATGCCATTAAGACCAGCCTCCCACTGCAATGGATATTCCGTCTGGAATAATGATGTACCAGATTTGTTCAAAGAAACTATTAATTTAAAAGATTTAATTCCAGTTGCCCGGCCGGATATGATTATTTCATCGCAAATATCCTCATCCTTGAACCACTGCAGATCCTGAGCTGCAGCCTCCTCCGCAATTTTTATATTCTGAGATGTCATCGGCATCGATGTAAGAACATTCTGGAATTTAGAGACAAGCTTCTCCTCTGGCGATGTATCGTCAACGTAATTGCCCCACCATCCGGAATAATCCTCAACCTTGCCGGCATCGTTCTTATTACCACCGAAAAGAGATAAAAAGACAGCTGTTCCAAAGCCCCGGTCACAGACAAAGAGATCATCCTGTATCTCCAGGTCAACGCCCTCGGTTGCCGGTCTCAGGAGCAGATCCCCCTCAAAAACATCATATTTTCCCACGTCAATCTCCTATAAAGACAGACCCGCTGCCCTCTACAATCGTTCCCTCACAGATAATCTCTGTAGGATTAGAAACTCCCTGATCCGCACTGATAAGAACAGCCCCCACCGGAATAGCAACACGCACCTTGTCTCCGTTTCTGGCCGCTTTTTTATCATCGGTGGCCTCGTTCAAATTTATCTTGCCATCGCCCAGCATCTTAAGGACGGCCTGGACTCCCCCATCATCGTCCCGGCTGTATAAAATCTTTTCTCCAGGCTTTGCGCCCTGGGAGACGCAAAGAACACCCACGGCCGAATAACGCCCGGTACCGTCCACTTTGACCAGGATTATCCGGTCATCCTTCAAAGGCGGGGAATCATCCCCGGAAGAGGAGAAAAGAGCCGCTTCCTGGTTAAGTCCCAGGCGGGTCTCCACTGTAGTTATTATGAATTTCTCTATGGCCGTCTTAAGCAGCCGTCCTATCCTTCCCATGGAAACTCCTCCGGAAGCTGGCCGGATCTCGCACCAGGCAGAACCAGCTTGAAT